CGCACCACGTTCCATCAATGCCATTGTTGTTCCAACAGGTGCTCCAGCTTGAGCTGCGTCTCCTACTTTTTGATCAGCGACAGCAGCAAATCTAGATCCTGCTTCTACACAAAAACCTAGTAGTTGAAATAACGTACCACTTGGTTCTTTGTAAGGTAGAGGAACTAACCCTTCCCGTAAACTTCCGCCAGGTGCATCTACATCTCTAAACTCTCCTGGTTGTAAAGGAGTATCGTCATCTGCAACTCTAAGTCCCCTAGCTTTAAAACCAGCAGGTAAGTTAGATAATGTTCCTGCATCAAGAAGTTGTCTAAGTGCAGCAGTTGCCGTTCTTGATAAACCACCGAGCATGTGAATAAGACCAAAGCCGTAAAAACTAAAACCAGGTAAAAATTTATAATGAACAAAATACTGACGTTTTTTTTGTCTCTCATCTTGCTGTTCGTAATTTCTGTATATAGATAAAATATTTGATGAGCCTTCATCAATTGTTACAATGTAAGGAACTTTAATTCCATCTTCACTATCAATACCTTCAATATTTAAGTCTACATGCATCTCTAATAATTGATAGTCTTCATCATGATAACTTTTCTTAATACCAGAAAGTCTCGCTTCTTCTTCTTGCAGCGCTGTTTCATTATTAAGAACAGATAAATCTACATCTCTATACATTCCAGCTACTTGCATTTTTGTTATATCATTTTTTGTTCTTCTAATAACGTGTGTTACTCTTTCGCAGGAAGGAAAGTCTGTTGTTTGATAAGGTACATACAAATCATCACTCGGTACAAATTTAGATACTGCTCTTCCTAATCCATCATCATAGTAAACTTTTTTAAAAGCAGACCCTGATAGTGGTAGATAAAATAATAATGAATCCATATCAGGATCATACTCTTCCATCTCATACGTAATCTGATAATTCATAAAATCTTTAATACGTTGAGCTTGTTCTTCTTTTTGTATTGAAGTGTTTCCCAAAATTTGTGTGTTTACAGGTCCACCACTTGGTAATAATTCTTTATACGCCTGTGCTTGAAATTGTGTAATTGCTTCGGACAACATAGGATGTGTCACGGAACTCGCACCTTGAAAAGGTTGTGATCTCTCTGTGTATTTAAATCCAAGAAGATCTAATCCTTTTTTATATGTTTCTTCCCAGTCTTTTCTTGATGCTTTATCGTCTTCAAATGCTTGACGTAACTCACTAGATATAATGTTTAGAGTATCATCATCTAAAACTTCCGCGATGTTCATGTCAAAAGATGGAGTAACAACTTGTTCTTGCTCACCAATAAGAGCAGAACCGTCTTCCATCATTGTAACGTTGTCATCACTCATAGATTCTTCAATCTGCATTTCTGTTAGTTGCTCGATTGCTTCCTCTTGAGCTGGTATAAATCCTAAAGGTTTGTCAATTGCCATTATGCTGCCTCAAATATATCAATTATTTCGGGAGTATACACCATCCCTCCTTTTTTTCTATGAGTTTTATGTGGTAGTAGCATCTCTGGTGTAATTTTAACAGCGTAAACTTTTCCCATGCCCTCTACTTCTATTATTTTAAACTCAGAATTATTTTCTTTTGCTGCTCTTTTTAAAGCTTTTTCTAACACAGAAGTATAGTGTTTACCTTTAGGATCAACACTTTCAGGTCCTCCATAAAATTCTTCTACACCGATTCCTTTTAATTGTTCCCCTGCTTCTTTTGCAGCCTTTCTATCTTCGATAGGTGTATCTGTTCCGCCTTTATTTAAACCCATACTTTCATAACGTTTTTTAATAAATTTTGCAGGAGATATAGCATACCACTGTGCAGCATCAGGTATCTTATCTGGCCCGTATAATAAATTAGCAGCGTTAGCTAAATCACTTTTGATAACTAATTCCCCCCATTCTGTTCTGTTTTTAAAAGGAACATTAGGAAAAAGTTTTTTTATAGAATCTTCTGATAGCTGTGTTTCTAAGGTACTTAATAATTCTGTTTCTTTTTTGTAAGCAGCTCTTACTCTGTTGCGTAAATCATCAGTAGCGTTTGGACCCGCTTCAGCTAGTTCTTCAAAAACATTTTTTGTTTTTGCAAACTCATCAATAAACTGTTGCATGTCCTCATCTGTTTTAAACAAAGGCCTAAACACATTTTTATTTTTTAAATAAAATTCTGCAACGGCAGGATCTATATCTCTAAGGGGGCTGCTGTAGTCAGCTTGAGCTATTGCCAGTCTTCTTTTTTCTGCACTCGCATCAATTAAATCACCTAAAGACTTACGTAAATTATTTTCCATTTCTTTTGCTTGTTGTAAAATATCGGATTGTATTTCGTCTGCCATAGTTATAACGACTTTCTTTCCTACTGTTGATGCTTCCATCTCTTCTAACTTAACATTATCATTTTGTATTTTACTTCTAAATTGTCGTATTTGATTAGCGAGCGGCGCATCAAGTTCTTCTAGAAACGTCATTCGTGAATTAATAGTTTCTGTAATCATTCTTGGGTTCATCTCCTCAATTGGAGTTAGATCTTGAGTTGGTGCTCGTCGTATTTTTTCATATGCCGATGCTTCTAGTCCCTTTAATTGATTTTTTAATTTTGTTTGATTACGTTTGAGTGTTCTGATCATAGCAGGGTCAACAGATAACTCAATCCCTTGTGGTGTTTTTTCTACAGGTAATGTTGCATTACGATCTGTTTTTCTAGACCACGCCAAAACATAATCTTCTGCAAAGTCATGTCCTGATTTAGGTAATACCTTTGGATCAAAAGGAATATTCTCGGGATCAAGAAAAATAACATCTTCTCGATATGAGCCTGGTAAAGCCCCAGGTTCTTGATAGCCATCATATTTAGCTCTCTTTTCACCGCCATATCGTGCACCGCCGTACGTAACTGTTTGAATTTTACGCATCGGGCTTTTACGAACAATGTTTAATAAATCTTTTTTTGTAACAGCAGAGTTTGTTTTTTTTGCTGCTTCCAAAAAGTTAGATAATAAATTGTCTTCGACCTCTGGTCGAGAAACACCTTTTGCGTTCATGAAAGTAAAAAATTCATCTACACTGTTAAATGTCTTTGGTGTGTTGGGGTCCATGAGCCGTGCTTCGAGGCCCGAGTAAAATATAGATTCATTTGGTTCAGGTGAATCTATAATTGTTTTTTTATTCTTGATTGAGCCTACAGCAGTTTCTCCTGTTGGTGTGTCTAGAATATCAATGTCCTCTTTAAAATTTACCTCTGCTTCTGTACCCAGTTTACTGGATATATTTTCCATATTCTTTTTTTCATTCTTTGTGAACTGTTGAATAAGGGTCTTTGCTTTTTCTACACCTGCTGTTGCCCATACAGGAGCCTTACCAAATATGTCTTTAAAAGCACCCGCAACTTGTATTCCTTCAGGGTCGTTAGATTCTGTTTCTTCAAAAATATTTTCTACTAACTGAGGTTCTCCTCCTGTAGCTAATCTATCTGCACCTTCTAATAATGCACCGCGGTCCTTGGACAAAAACTCATCTGTAAATTTTTCTCCTTCTGAGGGTTCTGGTTCAGGCTTTGTTTCGGTTTCCGCAAACTCTTCTAACGCGCTAGGTTTCATTAAAAGATCTCCTTTTTCATCAAAAGTAAAAAATTCATTTACTAAATCAAAAGGATATTTATCTCCTTTAGAGTCAACGTAAAAATCCCCATCTGGGTTTGCTTCTTTTGTCATCATAGAACCAATAAGTCCACCAATCATGTTTAGACGTAAAAGTCTCGGCAGAACTTTTTTAATTACTGTTGCTTTTGCCGTTTCTCCTTTGTACCCTTGTGGTAGTGTTCCTTTTAAAGCATTAAGAACTTTTTTAATTTTGCCTGGACCATCTGGTTGAGCTTTCATAGCTACATAAAATTGGCCCACGGAAAACGGATAAACTTTGCGAAGTTGTTTAAATAATCTAGGATTTTTAGCTTTTATCTGATCAAGTACTTTTACAAGAGCGATAGAGGAAGCAGCACCCGATGTTAATATTCCTGCTCCTTCTTCAATATTACCTCCCGATTTTTCTAAGTCTCCCATGAACTGAATAGTTTGTTCAAATCCAGGAACGTTAGGTAAAGAGTCTTCTAATATATCTTCACCACGAACAATGTTAGCTCCTGCTTGAACCACGCCTAACGGGAAATCAACTAAAAGATCTTTAGGGGTATCAAGTCCTTTTATAAGTCCTTTAGCTAAACCCTCTACATCAAAAATATCTTCATCAGCCATATCAGTATTCTAGCACTTCTTCGATCGAAGCGAAACCCCCTTCTTCAAATCCTTCAGGTAATACAAACTGATTTCCTTCAAGGGAAACATACTTAGGTGTGTCTTGATTTAAAACATCATATTTCT